CGCTCTTGAGATTACCAAGCATTGCAAGATTCCGTTCTGGGGAATCCTGCACTTGGAGCCAGACGGTCTGGTGCTGATGGTTGAAATCTTCAACGAGAACGCAACTTGGGGTTGCAACGTGCAGTTGCGGGACAAGCTGATGGATGGAGTGAACGAACGCATGGCGTTCTTGAATATGAGTGAAGCTCGAAAGCACCGGATCGAAGAATTGAATACGGAGTTGTTCTGATGCTTGATCTACAGCGTGAAATCTTAGAGTTCCGTCGTCAGATTTACCGTCCATCTCCACGGCAAACTGTGGTTGAGTGGAGCGAAGCCAATTTGACGTTGACTCAGCGACAGACTGAACATCCCGGTCCATTCTCCACGGCTGTCAGACCATATTGTCGCGAGCCGTTAGAGTGCTGGAAAGATCCGTCAGTATCTGAGGTCACGCTGTGTTGGGGATCTCAGACCAGCAAGACAACCACTCTGATGGCTGGATTGGCTTGGGCTATCGACACAGAACCGAGTCCCGCACTGTGGTTGATGCCGAGTGAGAATCTGGCTCGCAGCTTCTCCAAATCGCGCTGGATGCCATTGCTGGAGGATTGTCCCGCATTGGTCGCTCGATTCCCAACGGATCAAGACCAGATGACGAATCTGGAGCAGCAGTTTGATCGCTGCACTCTGACCTTTGTCGGGTCTAACTCACCGGCAAATCTAGCGTCCAGACCTGTTCGCATCTTGGTTGCGGATGAAGTGGACAAATTCGCTGAAGCAACAGCGAAAGAAGCTGATGCTCTGGACCTCGCAGAACAACGGCTCAAAGCGTTCTCAAGCTCCAAAGCGTTCTTCACCAGCACTCCGACAACCTCCGAAGGGAGAATCTGGCAGCGTTATCTTAGAGGGGACCAGCGACGGTATTACATCCCCTGTCCTCATTGCTCCGAGTACATCAAATTGGAGTGGAAGCAAGTCACTTGGGACAACGCAAAGACCGAAGATGGGAAGCCAGACTGGCAGCGTATCCGGTCGTCAGCGCACTACGTTTGCCAACTGTGTCAGGGTAAGATCTCGGATTCCCACAAAGTTGCAGCGTTGAGACACGGGAAATGGATGCCAGAGAATCAAGCGAGCTTGCCGAGTGTCCGATCTTACCACTTGTCGTCTCTCTATTCCCCAGACCGCAAATGCACTTGGGGACACTTGGCAGTCTCGTTCTTGGAAGCCAAAAGCTCAATGATGGGATTGCAGGGATTCATAAACGGTATGCTCGCGGAACCGTGGGAAAACCAAGAATCTCAACAGGAGCGAGTTGAGATTGTGTCTGATGCTGGACTCCCCGAAGCCAGACGCTACCTAACCGCTGACGTACAAGCCGCTGCTCCGTTTGTCTGGTGGGTTTGTAGAGAGTGGAGCAAAGGGAATTCGCGCTTAGTCGCTGCTGGTCACGCAGACGATTTCGCAGCACTTCGACGGGTTCAACTGCAATACAACGTGCATGACATGGACGTTGGGATTGACTCCGGTTTCAACACACAAGCTGTCTATGATGCTTGCGCTGAGTTCTCACAGAGCAGCGGAAACCCGATCACTTATCCTTGCGGTCTCCGGTATCCACCAGAAGGAGGGCTGAGAAAGCCAATGTTAATCGGTTGGATGCCAATGAAGGGACGCGAGACGGGAGCGCGATTCACCAGCAAGACTGGCGCAATCCATCCCTTCGGCATTACGACTTCAACATCAATGCGGACTGATGCGGTCCAGCCTCTTCTGGTCTTCGATACTGAGCATATGCGGGAGGTTCTCCAGCGGCTCCGTAAAGGGTCCGAGAATCATCAATGGACTGTTTGCAGTCTACCCGCACCACTAGAGGCTGAGGGGGCATTTGCAAGCGATTCTGACACATACTGGAAGCACTTAGATTCTCACGTTCTAAAGCCAACTGCTAACAGAGCAGGAAGAATCAAACATCTGTGGTTTAAGCGGAATACCCGTTGGCCCGATCATTTGCACGACTGTGAATTGATGCAATTGGCGATGGTGATGTTGTGGAACGATCTTGCATCTACTAATTCAGAAAATTCTAGTAGTTGACTTCACAGTTGGTCTGTGGATAGTCCGCCCAAGTGTTGACCTACACCGTAGCAACGAAGCGGAGTTATTTGCGTACTACCTACGCAAGCAAAGCTGCTTTGAGCTTGCTGGAAGCTTTGACGGCAAAGCTAACGGTTGCCGCAAACGCTATAGAGTCCGGTCAAGTTGTCCGCTCAACTTCTAGTTCTGACGTTTCCGTTGAGTTCGCTGAACCCGGTAAGGGTTCCGCTTCCGCTGGTGAAATGTTGGAAATGTGGGAATCACTGCTGTCAGACTACGATCTTGCAGTGACCCTATTGGCTGGAGACGGCATCGCTAATCCGTCAGACCTCCAGATCTACAACAAGATGCTTGGAACCATTCTGGTGGCGGTTACTCGGTATTACGGTGATTTCACACAGTTCCGTCGTGAAGCCACAACCCGAATGAGCTAATGGGAATCCTTCAAACCATTGCGAATAAGTTGTTTCCCGCTCCAGTTAATAAGTACGAGGGAGCCGGTCAGTCGTTGCGTCGTTCGTATCTTGATACGTCCTACACTTCGGCTCGCTTTGATGTAACGAGTTCAACCCGACAAGCGATTGTCCGTAAGTCCCGTTTCTTTGAGCAAAACAACGCTGTTCTGAACAGACTTGGGGATCTGTTTGAGTCGTACACCGTTGGCTCTAGCTTCTCGGTTCAACCGGCTTCCAGCGATCCTGCTTGGAATCTTAAAGCTAAGAAGTGGTTCGATGTTTGGAGCCGTTATCCCGATATTGGTTCGCGTCAGTCTTTCGGAACCATGATGAGTCAAGCGGCTCGCGGTTGGTTCTTTGATGGTGAGAGCTTCATCCTTTTGACCAAAGGTGAGAGCGGAAAGCCGAGACTTCAACTGATTGAGGCTCAATCCATTGCCACTCCTGCTGGAATGGAGTCTGATTTAACCGTTTTTGACGGTATCCGGTTTGATCCTAAGACTGGACGCGCTGTTGCCTATTTTATCGGTTCCGAGAAAACTCAGGGTAATCTTACTGACGTTCGTTCGATTGGTTCTGACTCGGTAGTTCACATTTACGAGCCGAATCGTCCCGGTCAGCTTAGAGGTCTTCCGTTTGTTAGCGCGGTTATCAATGATCTTCACGATCTCGACGACTTGCAAAAGCTTGAGATGGAAGCTTGTAAGTTAGGTGCTTCCGTCGCTCAGATCGTCAAAACCGTCTCCGGTGAGGTTCAAGCTTCCAGCCTTCGATCCGGTGGAATCTCGCAAACCACCCAGAACACTGCGGAGAACTATTACGAGCAGGTCTTTGGTTCGTCTGTTAAAGTACTGAAGAACGGTGATTCATTTGAACAGTTCGCAACGGAACGTCCCGGTGTAAACATGCGTGAATACTGGCGTCAACTGACCGAAAAGGTCTGCGCTGGTGTTGGTATTCCTTACGTTCTCGTTTATCCAGAGTCCATGCAGGGAACTGTCTATCGCGGTGCGCTAGATATGTCTGCTGTGTGGTTTAAGTCTCGGCATCAAGTGATGTCTTCGGCGGCTCGACGTATTTATGAATATGTCATGGAGTACGCTATCAAGAGCGATCCCGCTCTCAATGATGCTCCTTCTGATTGGTACGAGGTAGCGATTACCGCTCCGCGCTCCCCAAATGTTGATGTTGGCCGTAATTCCGCTGCTCAGTTGGCTGAGTTGGAAGCTGGCATTCTGACTTACGATGAGGTTTACGGTGCGCGTGGACTTGATTGGCGGTCTGCTTTAGAAGCAAAAGCACAGCAAGCTTTGTTTATCAGAGAGCTTGCTGGTAAGTACGGACTTCGAGTGTCAGAAGTTTCTACTATACAAGAGGATCGGCCAGAGCGTATTAAGACCGAGCCGACTATTCCGCAACCTCCTGAACCGTCTCCGTCTGATAGTCCCGCTCCGGTGGCTCCGTCAGAAGGTGGGCCGGTTCCGGTTGTTGAAGAAACTGTTGTCACTGCTAACGCTAAGAAGACTCGCAAACCGAAAGCCAAGAAAACAGAATGAGCTTCACTAAGAAATCAGATTGGCTTTATTACGCTCCTGCGGCTTCCGCTGGTGAGACCGCGACCATTCAGATCTTTGACCAGATTGGCGAAGATTGGTTTGGTGGTAACGGTCTATCTGGCAAGCAATTCTCTGACGTTCTCAACGAGATCGGGAATGGTCCGCTCTTGGTAGAGATCAACTCTCCCGGTGGTAATGTCTGGGATGGTCTGAGCATCTACAACCAATTGCGCGGTCGCAAAGCTCCGGTGACCACTCGGGTCGTTGGCATTGCGGCTTCAATTGCTTCGATCATTGCTCTGGCTGGAGATCGTGTTGAGATGGCTGATGCCGCTCTGATGATGATCCACGATCCTTCTGGAATGGCTTCTGGCACTTCCGAGGATATGCGGAAAATGGCTGATGCTCTGGATCAACACGCTGAAGTTTTGGTTGGAGTGTACGCTAAGAAGACCGGACGCTCTACCGAATCCATCCGCGCTGCGATGAAGGCGGAGACTTGGTTTACAACCGCTGAAGCGATTCAGTTTGGCTTGGTAGACAAACCCATCAAACAGCTTGCGATGGCTGCGAAATGGCATCCTCGCGCTGTTACCAAGACCGCTCCCGAGACGGTCAAGAACAACCTCCGCAAAGGTCTTGAGCAATACGCTGAAGGTCTTGCCGGTGAAGGTCTTGAGAAGCAAACCGTTCTTGAGGCTGAGTCCCTCGTTGCTGGAGAAATCCCCACCGAAGATAAAGTTGAGAAGGCTAACGCTTGGTGGGGTCGTAATGAACGCTTTCTTGAGGCTGAACCCAATAGTCCCGCTGATGTTGCAGCAAATCTCTGGGGCGGTGCTGCTGGACGCGATTGGTTCCGCGCTCTGTACGCTCAATTGGAGCGTGAAGAACTGGAGGAAGATGATTCTCCAGACGACAAGATTTCTGCGGATGGCAATAACGCTATCAGCGAAAATGGCAAAGTTTCTTTGCCGCAACCAACACAACAACCCGACACAAATATGTCCGATAGCACTACTGTGACGGCTGCGGCTGCTCCTGCCGCTTCCGTTGATCTCACCGCGATTCTTGCTAAGCTCTCCGCTCTGGAAGCCAGCATGAAGGCTCCCGCCGCTGCTCCTGCTCCTGAGCCGGTGCGTCCCGTGATTCAGAATCTCGGCAACCCGTTGCTGGAGCAGCACAAAGCGTTTAAGGCTGGTGCTGAGCGTCGTCGTTTCTTGGTCGAGAACCACAGCGAGCTTCTCCGCCAGAACCGAATCATCGCTCCCCAGAACGCGAACACCTTCGCTGCTGGTTTGATCGTTGATTACCTCGCTGATGCCGTCATCACCGAGATGGCTACCAAGCTGGCGATGGTTGGTAACTTTACCCGCAACGTGGGTCTGGATAACCTCCGTCCCCGCGCCACTGTGCAGGTCAAAAAATTTGTTCAGTCTGGTGCTTCGGCTACCGTTGACAATGCGACCAACTTTGAGACCAGCAACGATTCGCAGCTTGATGCGGTTGCCGTCACTGTTAACCAGATTAGCAAGCTTTTCACCGTCACTCAGCAGGAGTTGAATCAGGGTTTTGCTCTGGCCGATCTCGCTGCCGGTTCTGCTGACGTTTTCGCTCTTGGTATCTCCAAGAAAATCACCGCTGTGATGACCTCCGCCAACTACGGCGCGGGAACCACTATCGGTGCTGCTGCGAATTTCGACACTAGCGACCTTCCCGCGATCTTGGCTCTTGCTAAGAACTATCGCCAGAAGCTGCTGTTGCTTGATGGTGGACATCTGGCCCGACTCCAGTTCTCTGCCGCTGCGAACACCTTCCCCGATGCTCGCTATGGTCCGTTGAACAACGGCTTCTTCGGCTTCAACAACATTTTGGAGCAGAATGATTGGACTGGTGCTATCGCCAACACCGCTGGCTTCGTTTGCGGTCAGGATGCTGTGGCTATCGCTGCTGGTCTGCCGGTTGGAATGATCGCTGGCGAGTTCATCGAACAGCGCACTGTTGAGTCCACCAACGGTCTCTCGGTCCTGCTGTCTGTCTGGTACAGCCGCTCGACTCGTAGCCATATGGCTTCCTACGACATCATGTTCGGTGCGGCTGCTGCTGATAAGACGCAAGCCGAGGTTCTGATCACCGCTTAATCCTAAGGGAAATGCGTATCGCAACCACCATTGCAGTGGACAAGACCGGCAAGTCTAAGCTGGTGTCTGGTCCCGATGTTAGTGCGGATCTCCAACGCACTAACTTCAACACTGCTTCTGTCCCAGAAGGAGGCAAGCTCGTACTGTGGGTACAGGGGGCCTTAGCACCGAAAGTTCGTAAGGGTTAATCCTAAAATTGGGGAGGCTGCTGGAAAGTTCCGGTAGCCTCCCCTCTAACCGAAAGACAAAATGGCCGTTCAAACCGATATTGCAACGCAGGATTCGATGGGTTTTCAGGGAGCAGTCCCTATCACCACAACCGCGCTTAATTCTGCTGGCTATACTGCAATCCAGTTTGCCGAGAGCGGAACTCTGACTAGCATTGCTGGTCTTGGGTTTTCTGGCACTTGGACTGGTATCACGTTCCCCGCTGGATTTATTATCCGTGGACGTATCACTAGCTTTCAACTCGCTTCCGGCAAAGCTGTTGCATATCTCGCTCGCGCTTAATGACATTGGACCTGTCATTAGATCTAGCCGCTGAAGGGGATTCAGCCATCGACCCATACCCTCCCGCAGCCCGTAATATGCTGCAGGAGGACGAATTCCTTGTCCTACAAGAGGACGGGACATCTAAAATTGTTTTCTCACTGATTACCGACTAACGCTTTCACATTATGCCAGACTCAAAGATCACAGCACTTGCAAGCACTGGAACCGGAACCGATCCAGCAAACGATCCGTTGGTCATCGTGGACGTTTCCGATACGTCAATGGCTGCAAGCGGTACTACCAAGAAGGTCACGCTGAACAACCTTCTGGCTTGTTCTCCCACCGCCACCCTCGCCAGCGCCACCATCACCGGCGATCTGACGGTGCGGACGAATAAGTTGTTCGTTAATGCGACTGGTGTCGGTATTGGAACAACGACTCTTTTTAACGACTTCTCCATTCAGAACGGTAGCAACTGTCGTATGGAGGTTACCTCTTCTTCTACAGGAATTGCGATTGAGAACCTCAATAACGCCCGTAATGCATATCTGAATATGACGATGTATGCTGATGCGTACATCTGGAATCGTCTTGGCACCACCGCCATGACTTTGAACGCCACGGGGCTGGGCGTGGGGGTTGCTAGTCCTACTGCCAAGCTGGATATTGCTGGTGCCATCAAATCGACTGGAGATATTACTTCATCAGGAGGAAAATTTGCCACTGGAGCAAGTGGTCAGACAGTTGGATTTCAACTTGATTCATTTGTCTCTGGCGGTGTCTTTAATAATTACATACTGAATAACGCATCAGCAGCCGGAACTAATGCTACTCTGCACTTTGGAAGACTCACATCTATTCTGTATGGTTTTATCCGAAGCGATAACAACACGCAGAATATTGAAATTGGAACTGCTGGAACCGCTCGACTTACTATTGATCAGTCAGGAAACATAATTCTTGCGACTCCTTCAACGCCTCCTTCACTCGCCACCAACGGCCAGCTTACCGTCAACGCTACCAGCAACACCAACCTCCGCTTCAGCTATCGCGGATCTGATGGTACAACCCGAGTCGCCAACATCACTCTCGCCTAATCCCATGATTACCCTCTCTTGGATCATCGAACGCCTTCTCTGCAAACCCGTTGAAGGCACTCTCACCGATGTCGTTGTTACTGCCGACTGGCGTTGCAACGGCTCGCAGGAATCGTTCAGCGGCACTTGCTACGGATCGACCTCATTCGCTCCGCCGTCTGGTGAGTTCACGCCGTATCCCGATCTGACCGAGCAGCAGGTGCTGGACTGGTGCTTCGCCAATGGCGTGGACAAGACCGCCATCGAAGCGAACGTCTCGTTGCAAATCGAGAACCAGATCAACCCGCCGATCATCGCTCCGCCGCTGCCGTGGTTGCCGCCGGTGATGATCGTTCCGCCGATGTTGCCGCAGGTGGAGCCGGTTTTGGTTGGCCCCGCTGTTGACGGTGAAGCTCCGGTCGTTGAAGCTCCGGTCGCCTAATATGGAAATCATCGTCAAGCTGACTCAAGAACAAGCCAACGGTTTGCTGCAACTCATCGACATTGCGGTCAAAGCCGGTGGTATTCAGAACGCAAAAGTTGCTCTGCCGCTTGTTGACCTAATCGTCAACGCTGCTCAACCTAAATCCGAGTAATGCAAACCGATACCAACAGCAGCAATGGAGTTGGAGTATCTCTAGCAACCGCTGCCGCTGCTGGTGCGGTTTCATTCATCCCGCAACTGACACAGTGGTTCCAACTCGGAGCCGCTGTGTTGGCTTTTATCGCTGCCGCAATTGGACTCTACAAAGCCCTCAAAAAATGAACTGGAAAACCACTCTCGCTGGAGTTGGCGCAATCATGGTTGCCATTGGTGGCGCGCTTAAATCACTGTTCGATGGAGATCCTACAACCAACATTGATCTTGCTGCGACCATTGCCGCTGTGACCGTTGGCTTTGGTTTGATCGCTGCTAAAGACGCAGACAAGAAACCCAAGTGAACGTCATTGAGCAGATCATCACCGCTCTCTTAAAGTGGCTGACTGGTCTGGCGAAAACTCCACCAACCGCCGAAGATGCAAAACCAGACAAAGAGCTCAAGCAAAAGCTTCTGGATCGTATTGACCGTGCTGGTGGGTAGTTGTGGCTGTGGTACTCGCGTCGTTTACGTCCCCCATGGTGAGCCGGTAAGGCTCGCTGAGGACGTTAAGGCCAAGGTTTGGGTCAAAGGAGCGGACGGCGTTTCTGTTCGCTCCAAGAACCGTATAACACTGTCAGAGGGTTGGTACGCATTGCCGAAGGAATAGTATGTCTCAACAAGTCATCAACGTTGGTTCAACCGCAAACGACAACTCTGGAGACACGCTCCGTGGATCGTGGATCAAAGCTAACGCGAACTTCGATGAGTTGTACGGCAATCTTCCGATTGATATCGCTCCGTCAACTTGGGTTCCTACGCTAACTGATTCCGGTGGTGGTCGAACGTTCAACTTTACCGTCAACACTGCGAGACATACGTCTATCGGTTTTGTCTCCACTTTTACCGTTGATCTGACCATCAACTCGGTGAGTGGTTCTGCTACTGGAAATCTTCGATTAGGTCTTCCAGATCCCGTTACTTACGACGCTGCTGTGTCCATCTGGCTAGACAATGCGACGAATCAAGCGAAGACTTCTGTCATTGGTAAGATTATCGGAGGCACTTCTTACTGCGAGTTGAGCCATTACGAAAATGGAGACATCACAAGTCTCGCAAGCCAGCTCCAAGCTACTTCACGCATTCTTGTCTCTGGTGTTTATTTCACAGCGTGAATCTAATCGCAACCAGTCTCCAGTTGGGGATGTCTGTGCTACAGAGCGCGATGGGAAATCCATCTTTTCTCTGGCAGGGAGTGCTGGTGCGTTGTCTTCCTGCTGCAATCACTGACGCAAACTCGGTTATTGCCGGTGGCTTCCAAGATAACGTCCAAGCGCGGATCTTGGTTAAATTCAGTGACTGGCGATTGGCTGACTCAACGCTTGTAACCGTTGACGCTGCTGTCTGGTCTTGTGACGTTGGTTTTACCGCTGACCGTCTGTTGCAAGAGTCTGGAAGTCTGCTCCTCCAAGAGAACACTGACCGCTTGCTTCTGACGTTCGGGAAAATGATTCCGGTGGTTGGTCGTCTTGTGACTTACGATGGGCGACAAATGCGGATCATGTCCGCAAAGCGTGACGGCTCCGGTGCTTACTATGCTCTTGAGCTTGGAGCTAAGACCAAATGACGCCCAAGATCACAGTTGATAAGTCGCGCTTTGATCGTGCTTGGAGCAGATATGTTTTGCTTACCGGACGATCAATGGCCGATGTTGTTAACTCGCGGACGTTTTTCTTGATGCTTCGGTTGTATTGCTTGCTACCTCCAAAGTCTCCGCAAGCGAGCAGAAACAAGATTCTCGACTATCTCAACCGTCCGGTTGGAGTTAGGAAGAAGGACAAGAAGACTGGCAAATTTCTCGGTCGTTCGCGTGAATTGCGGGTTGTTCACTTGATTGCCCAAGCTAGAAACAAGAAGGCTGGAAATGAGGGTTTGTACGGTCCAACAATGCGTGAGGCTGCGGCAAGTCTAAGACGTAGAGCGGCAGGATCTGTGGGTTATTTGAAGTCTTGCGTTGTTAAAGCGATCAAGAAGCTTTCCCCGTCATTCACTCAATTCGGTGGAACTCGACGAGCCAGAAAAGGATCTGCTGGAGTTAAAATCATTGCCGGTAATCAAGCTCTCATCAATCTTGCGAACCAATACGGGTTGCCTAAAGAGAACGTTTCTGTTCATCGCGGATCGTCAGCGTATGCGTATAAAGCCAAAACTGGACAGCATACCTATTCGATGGTGAAAATGAATCT